ACAAGCAGGGTATTAACACATGTCTAACGTACACTTTCCTGCGGCTTTACGCCCAGTTGTCAGCAAGGGTTACTCATACTCTCGCGGAAGTAACATCTTTCGAAACCAGATATCCGGAGGAGTTCCGCGACAGGGTCGCGACACCTATTTCGAGCCGATACCGTTTGCGGTAACACTGGTAACGTCAGCTCTTGGGAACCAAGCGTTCCAGTCGTTCCTTACCAAGATAAGCGGCGGGGCAGACTCGTTCGTTATGGCTCTAGATAGCGGCATGGGAGTGAAAGACCACCAGTGTATGATAACCAGCGGCATCAACATCGACACAAGCGACGGTATCAACTGGAACATAGCTTTCACCATCACGGCAGAGCGCACCGACATTCAGGAGGAGACGTGCCTCACCGCCAACCTGCCTGATTTGTTCGGGTGCTACGGCGATGGCTTGAATTGCTTCTTTGCTGCCTACGCTAAGGCGCAGACAACTTTTCCTCGCATATGGGATCCTGACGCATGAGCGAGCAATCAGTAATCGAGGCTTACAAGCTCAAGCTGGCATCTAACCCAGATGGTCAGATGGACTTTGACACTGTGGAGATAACTCACCCGCTTTTCTCAAAGCGGTATCTGCTAGTTGTTGGCACATCTGACCTAACAGCAACGCTTGAGACTGGCGAAACCGTTACCTTTGAGGGTGTGCCAATGGAAGTTGGCGAGGGAGGTAACAACAACGACACCGACCAACAGGCCAGCTTTACCCTGCCTGACGTTGGTAATCTGCTGGACGAGGAGATGTCTAGGCTGCCACTATCAACCGAAGAGGCACCAGTGTTCACCTTCCGCTGTTTCGTCAGCACCGACCTGAGCTACCCAGCTCGCGGCCCTGTCACCTACGACTTGCAGACCCTGACCCAGAGCAAAGGCGTGTTCACTGCTGGCGTTGGAGTCCCGCGCCTCAACGAGCGTCAGACCGGAATCCTGATGACGCCTGAAGAAATACCGCTGCTCCGTGGGGTGCTTGCTGGGTGAATATCAACGAATACACCGGGCTGCCGTACAACTTCAGAACCAGAAATTGCTGGCACCATGTCATCAACGTTCGCGCTGACGCCGGTATTGAGACGCCGAGATTTGATGTGGCTTCCCTGTCAGGCGCTGATGCCATGTTTGAAGAGGGTCATAGGGACAGTCGTGGCCTTGTTCTGGTTGATGAGCCGCAGGACTTCGACGCCGTGCTAATGGGGGTGCGCCGAGGCAAACGTATCATTTGGCATTCTGGCGTCTACTACGGCGGCCATGTGAGTCACTGTGACTTATCATCTAAGCAGGTTAAGCTACAGAGCATGGCTGACATTCAAGCCACCTTTCAGGAGATCCAGTTTTGGCGGTAACAATTCATATAACCCGCAACGAGAGTGGCGGGCACGACAGCCAGAAGTATTACATGGCCCCGATGGAGTTCGTCATTGCGCATGTTCCTGACGGGACGCCGTTCAATATCTACAAGAAAGCTATCGGTGATAACTCAGATGTAACAGAAGACTTCGACGCACTCCAAGAGGATGCGCTGTTCTATGTCGTAGAGTCTCCTGGTGGCGGAGTAGTCAATAAGACTTGGTTTAAAGTGTTCTTCGACCCGCTAGGCGTGACCAAGCAGCTTATGAACATCATCAGTCCTGCGCAGGCTCAGCCAGGGGCGGCAAACCAGCAAGGCTCCAGCCCTAACAACAGTCTCACCAATCGCACAAACAAGCCGCGCCCATATGAGCGCACGTACGACATATGTGGCACAGTTCAGTGCATCCCGAACGATCTAATGACCGTGTATCGCAAATACAACTCAACAGGAGATGTAATTGAGTTCGGGTATTACGATTGCGGGCGCGGGCCGCTGGACACTCCTATATCCGGCATAACTGATGGCGACACCCGCTTGAGTGAAATCACTGGGTCGTCTGCTTCCGTATACGGACCATTCACATCACCGAACAGTGGGGGCCCGCAAACTCTGGTAGGCGAGCCTATCACCGAGGGCCTGTATATCACGGCAACCTCAAACGAGGTAGACGGAGCAGAGCTTCGAGCAGCAAACGACCTTACTGCCAATATAGGCGACATTGCCACCATAGCCCGCTCTGGTTCAACTGCAACGCTGACAGACGCAACAGGCGATTCGCGCTTTAACGACTTCATGAAGGTGGGCGACGCCATAGAGCTTACCGATATTCGTGCAGTAACTGGCGAGGAGATTAGCGGGGTATACACGGTAACTTCTATCAGCCCTGAAGAGGTGCAATTCACGGTTGATGGCACTGTTGCGCCATGGTTGGCGATCACAACTACGGTTCTGCTGTTCGAGAACGCCAACGCCAAAACAGGGCCTTACAATAAGGTCGAAAAGTCATGGTCAAACTGGATTACAGCCGATGCCCTGAAAGCAACGCGTGTGCTGGCTAACTTCGGCGCCGCCTCCGGCATGTACAAGGACGACGGCAACCGGAAGATAAGCACCCAAGTTACCATCCGGCTGGAATACCAAGCGCTAAACCAAAGCGGAACACCTTTCGGCCCTGTTTATACTTCCGACGGGGTTATATCAGGTCGATCGAGTGACCAGACTGGTGTTTCTATTGAAGGTGAGCTGCCAACGCCGTCCGCTTTTCGCGCCCGCGCTCGGAGAGTGACCGATAAGGATCTGGATTTTGAAGGCCAAGTAACCGACGACGTATCTTTCGATAACCTATATGCGCAGATACCTAACCTTACGCCAAACTACGGCAACAGAACTACCGTACACACGTCTCGACGCCAGACGCCAAGGGCGACATCAATCAAGAGCCCAAAGCTGGCACTGGTCGTTACAGAGCGGCTTTACAAGTACCTCGGCAATGGGGTGTTCGATACCGTCTTATCCAATAACACTCAAGCGGTTCAGTCTCTCATTAGGCTGTTGCGTGACCCTGCGTGTGGCGGCATAAACCTTACGGCAAGCAACATGGATCGTCTGCTTGCAGTTCAGGATGAAGTTGAGGCTTATTTCGGAAGCGCACAAGCAGGCCAGTTCTGCTACACATTCGATTCCTATGATGCAACGATGCAGGACATTATTAACATCATCGCTGATGCAATCTTCTGCCGCACGTACCGAGAAGGCTCATCAATACTTCTTGATTTTGACCGCCCGCGCATGGGGCCCGAGATGGTTTTCACGCACAGAAGCAAAGCTCCAGGTGAGAAATGGACCCGCAATTTCAACACCCGCGACCGGTACGGCTCGCTAAAATTCAGCTATATAGACCCTGCCACCAACACGAAAGAGACAATCACAATTCCTCCAGATGGAGGCGCGAAGACAGAGACATACGACTCGCGCGGCATCAGGAATTACAAGCAGGCTTACTGGGCTGCATACCGCCGCTATCAGAGAAACCTGCTTAATCGGGTGCTGGTTGACTTCACAGCCATGGAAGAGGGAATCTTTGCTCGCCCAGGTCGCGCCATAAGCGTCGTTAAAGGCTCCCGTGTATCTCCATTTGATGGCTACGTGGTTGCCGTTGATGGGCTGACCGTAGTGCTATCTCAGAACGTTGAATTCACACCTGGGCAAGAACACTCACTGGTGCTCAAGCGCCGCGATGGATCTGTTCAGAGCGTCAGTGTTACGCCAGGGTCAAATGATCGCACGGTGATAATGACCTCGGCACCGCAGGAAGCTATCTACACCGGAAACGAGGCTCTTAAGACCGAATTTTCCTTCGGTAGCGATGAAAGGCATAATGCACAGATGATGGTCGTCTCGACGGTAGAGCCTAGCGGAGATCGCACGGTGCGACTAACTGGGTACAATTACACAGACGAATATTATGCTCACGATGTCAGACTGGTCTAGCGTACTGCTAATGCAACCGTATTGCTCAACGCTCACCCATCCGTCACAGACAAGCACCCATACTCCAAAACCAGATGGGTCTGTCTCACCTGTTTTAGCGTTGAATGCGATAGTGCCGGAGATACCACCACCCTGAGATGAGATGGTCGGAACGGTAGGGGATATATAGAGACCGCCGTCATGCAGTGTCTTCGGCGCAGATGCATCGTAGATGTACTCTCCGCCTCCAAAATTATTGCCGTGGTGTCTGCGGACAACAACCTTCATCCCATCTGATGGTGTAGTTGATAAAATATTCAACGAGTCAACATTGTTTCCGTTAAAATACTTATCAGGCACTGCCCCGCCGACTAAAGAAACGCCGCCCACCCCGGCTAGCTCTGCGCGTAGGGTGACATCCCCTACAGGGCGCCACGCCCCCTCTGCCACGCCGCCAGTGCTAGCAGGGGTTGACGACGCGGGTTTTATCGAAGTTAGGAACTCCCTAGCAGACCATTACCTATATTTCTCAAATGCCCGCAAATGCCGGATTGATGAGGTGCATTGTCGCGGAACATTCAGGGAAGAAGGGGTCGTATATGGCACGGGAGCGGTGGCGCCTGCTATCGATTGCTCGGTAGGAAGACTGCTTATAGATGACCCGATAAGCTCCAGCTACCCGGTGAGCAACACCTACATGCGCTACGCAAACGCCAGAGGGAGTACAGACCCCTTAGTTGTGCAGCGCAACGCAATAGATGAGTTGGTCATTAATCACCCGACCTCCAATGGTGACAGTAAAGAGGTGAACAGGCAGATTGCTTGGGCAGATTATACGCAGCTGACTATTAAAAAATTCACCATTAACACGTTCGCGCAGAACAACCTTATCTTGTTCAACGGCTCGAATGGCGGCCTACTGTTTACGGACGGTGAGGTCAACTTTGTAGCGGGCGACCTCTCCGGAACACCTGTCACATCGATGGATATCTTGTACTGCCGCAGCACCACGGGCGGCTACGGCGGAGAGGTGAGCTACGAGAAATTCAAGGTGAGAAGCTCCGTCGGGTTAAACAGTGGAACCAGAATCCACACGAATGAAAGCTCACGGTTCGATCTTGGCGTATACGTGAACGACATCGCAGCGATAACCGCATTCAGACCACTCACAATGAACGGCGACTCGTTTACAAACATCCGCCAAGTGATCGAGAAGTCAGCTATTGGCGTGGCGATAAGCCCGACTTATGGAGCAGGTAAGCCTGTCGTCAAGGTTGTGCCGAATGGAAAACAGAAATCCAGCGCGTCGAACACCCCGGAAATAGGTTTTGATGCAGCTATCGCGCTGACAGGAACCGCATCACAGGTGGTGGATTCGTTCATCCGATCTGCTGATGGCCAGGAAGTTACATTGATAGGTAACGGAGCGGCCTCCGTAGCCAGTAACGCAAACATCAAGCTCCAAGGCGGCACCAATAAGGTGATACCTGCTGGAGCTGCAATAAAACTCACAAAAGTTAACGGTATTTTTTATGAAGTGTAGCATTTAAACAATAAAAAGCCCCTTCACAGGGGCTTTCCTTTACTGCTTGAGTCCTTTCCATCCGCATAGCTGTCTACCAACAAGATTGTGATTCAGGATAAGCCTTGCTGTCTGGTCTGTCAGTGTGTCATCACGACCTATCAGTATCGGGCCGCTCACCGCACAAAAGGAAGGCTCGGCTACCAGCTCAGTCCTCGCGCATCCACTCATCACGGAGCTGCTTATCAGCAGCACCCACAGCCTTGCTGTCCACTTCAGTCCGCACATTACGTATCTCCTTCGATGCCTTTGCAGCATCCTCTGCCACGGATTCCTGTTGCTCTTGTCTGGCTAACTCTCTGCCATCGCGACGACCCTTAATCAGCGCAACAAGAACAGCACCAACCAAAATTAGCAGCCACAGCGCCCATGCTTTCAGTTGCTCTATCATGCAGCACCAGCCTGAGCCTTGCGGTACTGTTGCCAAGCCAGAAATACCGACGCGCCAACAGCGAAAGCACCAAGCGCGAGTTGCAGCACGTTACCGCTAGTCAAATCTACCTTTGCGTTATCGACGGCCGCCATAACTGATGGCAACACCTGCGCTATTTGGTCTATGCCAACCCCTCCGACGGCAGCGGCGGGGATAGCTGCAACCGCTTTCGTTTTCGCGGTCGCCTTATTGACAACGCCAGCCCTGCGCAAACCCTCCTCAATCTGGGCGGCAGTGTACCAACTGTTTTCAGTCTTCAATGGCCCGCGTCCGTTCTCATGCCGGATGATACCCTCAACAATGGGTCGCAAGTGCTCGAAGCTGTGAACATCGATCACCTCGTCATCTGGCCCAACCCCATCAAGCAGCGCAGCGACGCTGTTCGCATAGGAGCCAGTATCGTTCTCGAATGATGGCGCCCAGCGCTCTATGATCTCCCTGATGGAGTCAATCCGGCTGCCGTCCTTTGCCTTGCGCTTGTCCTGGTAAGTTATCAGCACACAAGCAAGAGCCCGAATGCCAAATACCGGATCCTTGAACTGGGCGAAACGGTTGTCGGTGCGCTCACTCTCTGGGCGCAAACCTTGCCACTGGCTGCCCCATTCGATATTCCCTGGGTTGTTGTTTCGGATACCCCGTGGAGCCTTGCTGCCCATTTGAACACCTCTCTATTAAATCCGGCAAAAACGCCATATAATGTCAATGCATTTTAACACTAAAAGGATAAAAACATGGCTATGAATAAAGGGAAGAAAGATCCAGGCTCAGCCAAGACCCCAAAAGCAGCTGGAAACGGCTCTCAGCGACCAAAGCCCCGCGCCGCCGGCAATGGCTCTCAGCGACCTAAGAAGTAACCATGAGCCTAAACGACGTGCTGTTTGCCATGATGTGTTTCACTGCGGTATATGCTCGTTCTGCGCTGGCTGCCATGTTCTGTGCTGCATACGCCATGCACTCGTTCTACAGCGCTGAAATGGCTCAGTGGCTGCGGTACGTTGCCCTGATACTCATAGACTCAGGTGTGGCATTCGCAGCGGTTGCGGTTAATCGACCTTCTCGCGGAACCGTGTTAACCGGCGTGTTCTCCGGGGCCTTCTTGGTGGCAAACTCAGTCGGCCTTGTTCTCTGGTATTTATATCTCCCGCCTGCCACTTATGACGCGGCTTGCTCTGTTGTCTATATCGCCATGATGGCCGCTTTCATCGACGAGGGCTCGAATGGTCGATTACGACTGGCTGTATACCGTTTGGCTGGTTATGCTCCTCGCGTCGCTGTGCGTAAGGGTCTTGGTGTGCATCATCAAGATGGTAAGAAAGCATGAGCGTGATAGAGCGAATGTCAGCGTCGATACAAACGACCCTGAGTGATGCAAGGGTGTCTGCTGCTATAGGTGGTGGTACGTATGGAATCAGCATGGCTCAAGTGATGGGGTGGATTCAATCAAACATCGGAATCATTGGCACCATGGCCGGTGTGCTTCTCACCATTGCCACGCTGTGGGTTCAGATCATAAATGGGCGGCGGCAGCTTGCTGGCATTAAGAATGATGCACTGGACAGGGAGAAAAGGGAGATTGAGCTAGAGCTGTTGCGCCGAAAGCTGGAAGAATAAACCCGCCGAAGCGGGTTATTTTTTAGGTGGTGCTGGTAGTGGCATCCAGTGAGTTACAAAGTTTCTAGTGGACGGTCCATCCCATTCATAAATTGTCCATCCAAAGTGCTCGTTATGACTTCCCATTTCAACCTCATCGCCATCGAATACCAAAACTATAATATTTCCATCCGGCATACTCTCATTAACACTAATCCACTCACTCATTCACCACCCCTTCTTAACTGGAATAAACTCGCAATAACTCCCACTGCGCCACTCTACGGCATAGCACTCTGGCACGTATGGATTTGGCAGCGCATGGCGCACTCCTGGCTCGCTGTAAGCCACTGGCAGCGACAGCGCCACCGATAGCAGTATCGCCCACACAGCCAGCGGTATCAGCATCCACGCTGGATTACAGTTCGGCAGGACTGAGTGGTAGTAGCGGTGCATTAGCCAAGCTCCTTGGCGCGGATTGCGCTGTCGATGATGTCTTGCAGGTCTTGCGCGTTGTCTTTGTGTCCGCGCTGCCCGCATTGTAGCGCCTTTTTGATAAGGTGCTGTAGCGCTGGGTTTGTGACACCCCACGCTTGCAATACGTCGTACACATCAACGGATACGCCGTGGATTGTTTTGGTGTATTTGCTTTGCGTGATTGCTGGTTGCTTGGCGGTTGCTGCATCTTCCACGCTTACAAATGTCTCGAAAATTTGTTCGTGCCTGTTTTCCTGTGTTACCTCTCCGCATATATCAACGATAGTTTTCTCTGGCCGCTTTTCGAGAGTGTCGCGCCAGTCGCCAATTACCACCCCGCCATTGGCCAGTACACTACTTCTGACAGAGTCATCATCCCACTCACTATCCTTGCGGATTGGCGTGTCGCTGCAAAAGTACCAATTGCCACGCTTATCCTGAACCATGCAACAGCCCCACTCAGGCGCATCCTCCCAGCCCGGCTTGTTCTGCAACTCTGCGCGGCGGGCGAGCCACTGCTCTTTGGTGCGCCAATCTTTATATTCAGCGTTGGGTGATAGACTCGCCATCCATTTAGCTTCATGGCGGACTGGGCACTTCCTAACATGCGTCCAGTCTTCCGCCCACTCATGCACATTCTGCGCCAGCCAATCCAGATCTGTTTCGTTACTCATTGCGTTGTTACTCATTGCCTTCCCCTTGATGCAAAACACGCCCGCCCAACTCCCGAATCGTCTTGCCTGACTTCTTGGCCAAACAAAACTCGATATAGGCCCCCTCAGATTGCTCCCAGCCAGGCAGCATGACCAGCTCGTGAGCCACCGCCACCATGGGAAGGCATATTTGCATGTACTGGCCCTGGCTAAGTCCGTCTGGCAGTGTTGCCGGGTTAAGCACACTGTGACCCTGGTCTGCCAGCTCGGAGGAGACCATGTTGAACAGTGGGCGGTTAAAGTCTTTGATGCCGGATATTGGGCCGGCCACGTAGATGATAGTCATGCATCCACCCCCACCAGCACTGACGGCACCTGCACCACGTCGCCCAGCTTGTAGCGCACAACAGCTCGGCATGCGGCGATAAGACGAGTGGGCCCTGTAGCGAGCGCCTTTTGACCATAATCCCCGCGAGCGCCGTCGCGCAGGGTTGCGTAGATCACCCTCCTATCAAAATACCCATCAGCGAAACCACCGTTCAGAGCGATGTCGAATTTATCAAGCAGCGGCCCCCCATGCGTCCAGATGGTGCTGTAGTGTGGGAGGTTTCCCCGAGTGCGTGGGCCACCATTGAAGCTGTTCAGGCAAATTAGGTTGGATGGTTTTTCGATCTGCGCAATAGCCAAGTCCAGCGCCGCGCCAACCAGCTCGGCGGTCTTCACTTCAACAAACTCACTCATGATCTTCTCCTGTTTCTGCCACCTCAACCACCCCAGCCGCTGGCGCCACACCTTGGCGCCACGCCGGGCAGTTCTGGTCGAGATAGTCGATTGCTTGTTGCTCGTTTTTGTTGCTGTTGGCCTTCACGTAGTCGATCAGGCTCTGCCGATAGATCTCTTGGTCGATGTTTTGTTGTGTCACCGCGCCCCCTTAATCAGCCTGGTGATGCCCACATACGGACACTGAGACCGGCAAACCACATCGCCGCGCTCCCGCTCTATAGTGATGCGGCGACCGGTCGGTCTTGGCTTGCTGTTGTTGCGCTGGATGGCCTCCAGCTGCTCCGGCGACAGGGCGGCGACATAGGCCGCCCGTTGCTGCTGGTATTGCGCCTCGGCGCTGGCAAGGGCTTCTGCGAAGGTCATTTGGCGCTGTCCGGTGATGGGGCGGCGGCGAGCATGGCGGACCACGCCTTGATTACTTCACTGACGACCATGACGCTTGCCCCGCAGCCATGCCCGATCATGTTTTCAGTGGGCTCCACCGGCACCAACTGCCAGCCTTCTGGTGTTTCATAGCGGATCGGCTCGTACCACTTCTGAATGCCCGGCGCTTGCGCTTTATACTGCTTCTGGGTCATGAAGCGGCGGAGTCCGTTGGGGGATCCTGTGTTGCGCCACGCCAGGCGGTTGGTCAGCTTTTCCACCTGCGCCTCCAGCTCCTCGATGCGCTTTGCCATGCACATGGGTTGAACTTGCACACCCATGCGCTCACCCATTGCTGTTAGCTGCTCGCCAATGGCCGCCAGCTGTTGCTTGTCGTTCATTCCCAGATCTCCCGGTGTTGGCGCTCAATGCGGCGCATCTCTTTTTCCTCTTCCAGATCCCAGCGGCGTTTTGCTGCTGCCATATCGGTGGCACGCGAACGGCGGCATGGATTGGCTAGCTCCTGGTTGCGGCGAGCCTCGGCACTACGCAGGCGCTCGGCGAATGCTTCGCTGTTGGAGGGGCGGAGTTCGAGGGTCATGCTGCACCGCCTTTGGCTTTGGCTATAGCCGCTCCGGCCACTCCTTGCAGCGTCCCGAAGTCGCATACAAAGGAGTCACCATGAAATTCCTCAGACGCAGCGATAATCTCTAGCGCCGCCAGCAGCTCGTCACGCTGCTGCTCGGCCTCATTCATGCGTGCCAAAACTACGCTCATGGTTGTCATGGCAAGCTCGCCATTGCTGACGCCAGCGCACGCATTCACGCAAGCCACGATGCGGCGGGCGTTGGCTTCGGTCATATCAAATCCAACGCGGTTCTGATTCCTGTCGGCAATTTCAAAACCTCTACGATCATCTTTCCAGTGGCACACCTTCCACGGCTCTTGCGTATGCTTGCTCATCACTCCACCCCCTTCTTATCCAACACCACCATGCGGCAGTGGGTCATGCCCATGAGCTGGCGAGCCTGCTCCGGCGTTGCGCCCTGCACGTTTGCCGTTTCAAATCTCCCGGTGCGGCGGTTGGTGCCGCTGATGCGGTAGGTTTTCATTGTGATTTCTCCAGTTCGGCAAGGAGTGCGTCGGTGGCTGCAACAGCCCGCTTTGCGTCGAATTCATCGTCTGGTGCTCCAGGTATCGAAATTCTGGCTGCCATCATGTGCATCGCCATCATCTCGCGCTTGGTGAGGCCGAATTCTGCCTCGTGAGTTGGCAAACCGTCAGTTCCGAGCGCCTGGTTTGGCATTGCTGACTTATCTGCATTCTTCATCACTTCATCTCCTGCGTTGTTGACCCCTTCAATGTAAAACGCCCCGCAATAAATTGCAAGGCGCTTTGTTTATTATTTTGCGTTTTGTTGCAAGGCTACCGGTTGAACACCGCGAACCGCTTCCGGATGAACACCCGCAGCCTGGTGTTGGCCGCGGAACGAGCCTTGCCATGCTTGCGGTAGATAAGCGGCTCGGCTTCCCACGCCTCAAGGTAGGCCTTGGCGTAGGCCGCGCACACCTCAGCGCGCAAGGATGGATCCAGGGTGCCGAGTTTGGCGGACATCCATGGCGCATCATCTGGGTGGTAGTGCCTCGGCATCTGCCCCCATCGCTTGCTGGGTGGCACCGGCTTCAGTTCATCGGCCATGCTTGGCCACCCACGCCCGCACCATCTCCATGGCCCCGGCAGCGCCCAGCGCAACGCCAGTGAAGGCCCCGCCACTGGCAGCAGCAACCAGGTAATCCACCTGCTCCTTGCTGATGGATGACAGAGTGTGGTCATTTCGCTTCATCTCCATCACGATGGGCGGGCACACCGGAATGATCACATCACTGGCCCCGGTGTTCATCCCCTCTTGCTGGTGCTGATGCCCCTGGCGCTTGGTGCGCTTCCCCTCGTTGCGGATGTGGGTTGCTACCTTGGCCAGCTCGGGGAACTCGGCCCGCAGCTGACAGAAGAAGCTGACCGCCTCGGCCGCCTCCAGTGGGCACTTGCCGCGCCAGTCGGGGTCGCCGTAGAGGGGGATCGCGTGCTTGGATAGGGTGGTGAGGTTCATTGCATGGCCTCCCCGATGGCTGCAGCGGCGCGGACGATGGCCCGGCGGGTGGCTGAAAACAGCTCACCTTCTGGATATCCATCAAATGAGGCTCCGTGATTCTGATTCCCAGCAGCCCACGCCATCCCAACTCCAATCAAAATATTTAGCGTGTTAGCCAGCCTCATTGCATCGCCGTCATCGCCTAGTGGGTTCCACTTCCAGTCACCTACAATCTCATCATTAACCCACATCCCCCCGCTTGGTATATGCGAGTTTTCACCAACATCATATCCAGCCGCCTTTGCCGCCAGCTCGATCAATTCGCGATCGCTATGCATAACTCACCCCCTGCACCTTAAAGTTGTAATACCCATTCTGTCCCATGGTTTTCTTGACCTTGACCGTCTTCGGGATGGCCCGCCAGTCGGCGCACTCGGCATACTCATCCCCGATCGTCTCCAGCTCCCAGCCGTTGGCCGTGGCCATGCGGTTGAATATCCAGTGCGCGCCCTTGGTGTGCCAGGCGGTAATCGCCCCGATCTCCGTCTTGTAGACCACCTTCAGGCTGTGCTTGCCTGACGGCCCAAGATACGGCTCGTATTTGATGTCGAGACACAGCACGTCCTTTGTCTCGCCTTCGGCCATGATCCCCGCCACTCCCGCCTTTTCGGTCAACTTCTCGTTGGGGTCAACCAGTCGGATCTTGCACTCGGTGCAGTGCCGGGCCGCAATGTCGTTCTCGGCAAGGCAGTCCGGGCACATCTTGAATGAAAACCGGTGCGTGCATGGGTAGGCCACCCCCTTGATCACCGCCGCCTCTGGATTGCTGCAGCGGCGGGAGTAGTGCGCGGGCACTGGCACCTCCTTGCTGTCGCAGTCGCCGAAATCGTCCTTGGTGGACGGGTCCATAACCCGGGTTGTCAGCACCATGCCATCCCACTCGCAGGGGTCGCCGTCGGCGTCGGTGGCAACCACCCGCTCGGTGCCGGAAACCAGGAAGTTGCCGAACCGGTCATGCGCCAACCCGGTATACATCGGATCGTTGCGCCGCTTCTTCATGCTGATGGCGTGGCAGGCCGGGCACTCAACCTGGATCTCCACCGCTTCGCCTGACGCCTTGCGGGTCTTGATCTCCGGCGTGAACACGTCCGACTCCAGTCCGTGGCGCTTGATGTTCTCGGCGTAGTCGAGGACTAAAACCGACTCCTTTCCAGGATGAAGGCGAAGCCCCCTCCCAATTATTTGCTGTAAAAGCCCTGCTGATTCAGTGGCCCTCAAAATAACAATCAAATCAACATGAGTCGCATTAAATCCTGTGCAAAGCACAGCCACATTGACAAGGTACTTAATTTTTTGCGCCTTAAATTCGCTTATTATTTTAGCTCTATCTTTCTTTTTTGTCTTGCCAGTAACAATGGCCACAGACTCGCCATGAAGATATTCCAATACCTCTTCTGCGTGACTAATTGTTGCTGCGAATATCATTACTCCTTTAAAGTCACGATCAAAAACAGTGGCTCTAACCTTTCCTATTATTGTTTTTGTTAAATTATTTCCTTCAAATGTAACTGCGTTTGATGCGGCTGAAAACCTACCCATCCGATCAAGCTCTAACTTGCTGGTGTCGTAATGAAATCCTTCCTCTCCTATAACTGGCTTTGTCAGGAAGCCCATACCAAGCAAGTCGCCAGCGCCAACCCTATACAGCAACCTAGAAAAGTAAGGCGAAATCGCCTTGTCTTCATCATGAAAAACCGGTGGTTCAACCGTGTGATCTGATGCGTATATGTAACCAGTCCCCATTCTATAAGGGGTTGCAGTCATTCCTATTATGCGAACCTTCTCATTTATGGCAGCCCCGCTAATCTGGTATGTTCTAACCCTATCAACCAGTTCAATGATACTAGGGGTTAGGCCGTGAGCCTCATCAATAATGATGGCGCTTATACCGAGATGAGCTATCTTGTCTATGCTCTTAAGCGCAGTTTGTGGGCTGGCAAAGATAACCTGGTGACGCAGACATTTAGACCCTGCACTAGCGCAATAAATTGATGCCGAGTATCCGTATTCGTTGTATTTCTCAGCCCCCTGCTCGATCAGCTCCAGGCTTGGAGCTATGCACAAAACCTTTTTAGATGGTGCGACAGTAGAAAAAAAACGCGCAAGCTCTGCAATAATAACCGTTTTCCCACCACCTGTACCAACCTCTATCAAGCACGGAGATAGACGCTTTTTAACGTGATCAATTACTGCGTCAATGGCCTCCTGTTGATATGGCCTTGGAATTGGAACTGTCATTTGATACCCCTCCATGAACTCCCGTTTTTAATCCTTTTTATTGTTGAAACACTCACCACGTAACTTTCAGCAAGCGTTGACGTTGATCGCTCTTCCGCTTGCATTTGCGACATCAGCGGCCCCTCCCAAATGATGGGCTTGGATCCGCTTTGAGTATTTCCGAACACGTCGAGGTTGATGTCGCTTTCCGTTACTACACCGTAGCCAATGGTGACCCCAGGATTTATTGCTGGCTTCATAGTTTCCCCCTGTGAGAGAAAGGCCGCGCGCGGCGGCCTGGGTTGTTAAACTATTGCCTCGTTTGATATGTGCCAGTCTTTATGGCATCTATCACAAAGCCAAATTACATCAAGCGGCTTGTTATAATCACTGTGATGTGCGTGAGGATTGCATTTTGACATGCAGCATGAGCAATAATCTGGCGGCGCTATAATCCCAACTCTTTTTGCATGCGCCACAATGTATCTTGCCATTGTTTTCTTCTCGTATCTTTCCCTGTACCTTTTGCCAGCAATTGATCTTTTTAGCTTGTAATTCGGGTCTTTCGATAACAGCGCGTATTTGTCTTTAGTTGATTGCTTTCTTGCGTATTTTCTTCCTTGCTCCCTTGTTCTTTCTGGATTATTTTTTTTGCTCTCGCTTGATGATTTCTTCTGGCACTCCTTGCACTTATTCAGTCTTCCATCCTTCATTCCTGGGTGCTTATAAAAACATTCAATATCTTTTACTTCTTTGCACGTTATGCACGATTTCTGGGTCATTGAATTCTCCTGTTTTTTTTCAAAAATAACCCAGAAACCGCAATCAGTCAAATTGGTTTTTAAAATCCAATGTCACCATCGCTATCAACCGGCGTCCCTTGGTATTGCTGCTGGGCCTGCGCTGCCTGTTGGGCCTGCTGCGCAGCGGCCTGGCTCGACTGCTGACCAACCGCAGGCAGCATCTTCTCGCGCAGATACCCGAAGCCGCGCACGAAGTTGATCTCCCGTCCGTCATCCTCGGCAACCAGCAAGCCGAACTTGACGCGCATGTGTGCATTGCCAACCCAGTGATCCTCGATATTCTCGGTGGTCAACTCAAGGCGGCCATGGCTGAGCGGGAAACCGGCTTGGGCATCCAGCACTGAAAGGTTTTTCATGGCCAGGTCACGCTTGCCGGCGTCCATGTCGTACACCTTGGCGTTGTAGCGGTACTTCTGGTTGTAGAACTCGCCGGGGGTGGAGATCACGAAGTTGATATAACAGGACTGCACCGCCTTGCCTTCTTCGATCCCGTTAAAGCCACCGGTCACGATTGCGCTAAGCTCGGTGCCTTCCGGGATGATCTTGTTCTGCCCGTCAAAAAAGCCATCGTATTCCAGATCTTCTTGGGAAACCTGATTAAGAAAAAGTCCTGACATTTCATATCTCCTGCTGGTGGTTTGTTGGCGCTGGGCCGCTTGGTGACCGTCGCGCCGTTGGTGCAGTGAATTGAACACCATATTAACTTTACATGCAATTGTTTTTTTATGATAATTGCCACACCAAAACAGAAGGAGCGAAAAATGAACAAGAACACCCAGGCAGAAAAAGTAAAGCGCCGCCCAGGCCGACCGGCAGGCACCGGCAACTTTTCCAAAGAGAGAATGGAGGAGGATGCCAAGCGCGTTGAGCCGGTCATGGAGCGGGTGCGAGCGGCGATCGAGTGCGGCATTCGAGTGTCAGCAATCTGTGATGCGGCTGGCGTCAGCCAGGTCAAGCTGTCTCGGGTGCATCGCCGGATCGGGCGCTACTATGGCAACTGGAAAGAACACCTGACGTTCACCGACGCCGAGCTTGCCGCTATCAGCAAGGCGATTGACGACATCAAGGCCGCCTTGTAGGGTCATGAACCTGGCCGCGCACAGGGCGGCCAAACACCACGGGAAGGCCGGCAAGCACAGCCGCACACAGCACAGACACAGGACAAGCACATGACCAACCTAAAATTCCCCCTGACCCTCTCATGTGGGTGCAAGGCGCTTTCAAATTGCCGTTGCTGGAGTGAGCGCGGCAACTCTGGCCGGGTTGATGGTGACAGCCCGATCGACCGGGTGTTGCGCGAGTTCAACGGAGCATGGCGCCAGACCCTGGAGAATTACGGATGCCACCTGCCATCCGGGAGGCATCACGGGCCGTGCCCGGTGTGTGGTGGCAAGGACCGCTTTCGCTTCGACGACAAGGAAGGCCGTGGCACCTGGTTCTGCAGTCAATGCGACCCCCAGAGCGGCGGCGGCCTGCTGCTGCTGTCCCGCTTCCTGGGCAAGCCCACCATCGAGGTGGCCAACGAGCTGCTGGGCAACACCCCAGAGCGCAGCCGGGCGCCGGTGTATCGCTCGTTCGTGAGCGAGGACCAGATCCGCAAGGCGAATCACGAGCAGGCGCGCAAGGGTGCCGAGGCGCTGCTGGCGTCCTCCGAGCTGCGCCCGCACCCCTACATGTCAGATCGAGGCCTGGATGGGCAGTGGCTGGTGAACGGAGAGCCGATCATGGGCAAGGACAGGTCTGTTATCCAGCCTGGTGATCTGCTGCTGGTCCCGGCCTACAAGGCGGAGGGCGACGGTTCAAAACTGGTGAACGTGCAGAAGATCAAGGCCAACAAGGAAAAGCGCCCCCTCTACGGCGGCGACATGGCGGGGGTGTACCACAAGCTGGACGGGCACCAAAAGCTGATCGCCATTGCCGAGGGGTACGCCACCGGGGTGACCGTCAACCAGGTGACCGGGGCGCTGACCTACTGCGCATTCAACAC